TCTTCCTTATGCAAGATAACCTCGAGTGCATCCTTGAGTTTCTTGCGGACAACTGCAGGTGTCGATGATTTGACCATTTCAAGGCCCATAACTTTAATCTTAGGTTTCGCATATTGTACTCCTTCGGAATTATGCACATTCAATACATAACGTTTCTTAGCAACCCATATCGCTTTGTCTGCCAATACTTCGCGTTTCATCTGCATCTTCTGTGCATATGCATTCATGTATTCTGCAAGTTCTTGGTATCCACCATCGATGAATGGTTGCATAACCTGTTCACATGTCTTATCCATGAACTTAATCTTTTCTTCAGTGCTTTTACCAGCGCATACCTTCTCAACGAGGTCTTCAAGCGTTAGATAGATTGAGTCGGTATCGATAGCTATTACATAGTCTTTGTCTTCAGTCTTCAAGGTCTTGTTCATGAAGTCATTAAGCTTGTTAGCCATCCATCGAATAGACAACTGACCAGATAAGGTGATACCTTCTGCGATACGCAAATCATAGTATCTAAAGTACTTATTACCAATCGCACCGTAAGCTGAGTTCAGAGCAATCTTCATGGCCATCTGTAAGTTTTTGAGGCGAGAGATGTCTTTGACCAGCTGTGGATCTTTGTTATGTTCGTATTCTTGTTCGGCCTTTAACATCTGCTTTTTGAACTTAGAACGATTGTTATACATCTCTTCCATTAATGCAGGTAGGAAGCCACGCTTTTCTTTAGTAAAACACCAACCATTACCAGATGTTGATAGGCCGACAGGTACATTCATAGGAGTTTTAGTTAATAGTTTATCCACGTTTGTATCGATACGAGTATCAGTCAATGTTTCAGGTGACATGTTATACTGCATGATAAGGTGTGGATACAGAGAGTTAAGATCGAACGATGCAACCCACTTATGAGGACCGGTTATTGGATCCTTGACGTATGCACCTTCGAATACCTCTGACTTACCGTTCTCTTCTTTAAGAGGGATGGTGATCTTACGTTCATACAGATAATTGAATATGATACAGTCCCACATCCTAACAGGAGAGAATACATCTTCATAGTTTACTTTAGAGCTATAAGCTAGAGTGTAGACAAGCTCGATAAGCTTCATCTTATCTTCTAACATGTCAACGAGTTCGGTATCATGGATGTTATAGTCTACGAACGTCTTCCAATGATTTGTGTAGAAGTCTTTGAAATTATCCTCAGGATTCTCAAGCTTCTTCTTGCCAAGTTCTACGCTTGCGATGTAGTCAAGCTTATATGACTCTTGGTTTGTATATGTAAACTTTTTGTAAAGATCGAGGTAATCAAGGACAGAGATACCAACGAATGAATATGATTGGATAGTTGTACCACCACCGACATAGGCTTTCTTATCATTAACGATACCCCACGGCGACATGCGTTTGACATACTCGTCACCTAATACAAGACGGATTCGATTGACTAGATATGGGATATCAAAGCCGTTAATATTCCAACCAGTGACCACATCAGGATAGTTGTTAGACCAAAATACAACAAACGTCTTGAGTAAGTCTGCTTCGTCTTTACAAAACATGTACTTGACATCTTTACGATCAGTCATGTATGGACGAGAGCCAAACGTTACTATTTGCTTGTGATGGTTATCCTTGATTGTGATAAGCAAGATCTCTTCGTTTGCTTCTTGGATATTTGGGAATCCATTCTCAGTGGCAGTCTCGATATCGATTGAGAATAGTTTGATAAGATCTTTATCCCAACTTATAGTCTTAGGATAAGTCTCTGTGATGTATTGGTATTGGAATTGAGTTTGACCAAAGAACGTAAAGCCTTCTACATCTTTATAACGTTCAACATATTCAGATGCTTCTTTGATTGATTCAAACTTTGTTGGAGATACAGCAAGACCTTCAAGTGTATGCCAATCAGAATCACCTTTAGCTGGTACAAATAATGTAGGACGATACGTCACCTTACTCTTGAATGCTTGACCATTATTGACATAACGGAGCAACAGAGAATTGCCGTACTTGACTACGTTCGTATAGAATCTACTCATAATATAATTATACTACCAAAGCTATTTAAAGTACATTTATTCCTTAGCGGGATAGAAGTTTGTAGCTGGGAATGTAGAAGTGTCTCCATCAATCCACTGGATCTTGATATTACCTTTAGTTGTTGGATCATTTGTCCAGCAGCCTTTAAGGTAATGTTTATCGATCCTTTGTGCTGCAGCTCGTTTACCGCCATATTGTTTAGGACACTCAACGTTTGATAAAACGATACGCACGTTCTCGTTGTATTGATAGACCAAATATTCATCAGGAGCCTCAGCTGCATATACAACTAAGGGTAATAGTAAAAGCGTCAGATATTTCATGATCGCTCCTTGTTAAGGTAGGTCTTATATTTATGTTACCAGTGCCTCAATATACTAGCTATAATGAATATACATGTAACTAAGTTTATAGCTGCAAGTACAGTCCTAAATATTGCCACATCATCGGCTTCTGCAGAGTTGTCGGATGCTTTCTCACCTAACGCTTTTGCCCATAATCTCCAAAGAGTAACACGCTTTGGCTTATCAAGAAACTCATGTTCTAATATCATTTTAATTCCTCAATCAAGTTAACTATATCTTGTACTGTATTAAGTTGTGCTATCTTATCTGTAGGTATCCTAAAGCCATACTTATCTTCAGCTTCAAACATAACGTCATACATATCTAAAGAATCTAAATGATCTTTTAATACCATATTTGGTGTTATCTCAATATCGACTACTTTTTTACTTATAGCCGCTTTGACTTCTTCAAATATACTCATTTTTTGACCTCTTGACACCATGGTAATTTTTCTCCAGCTGCGTATGCTTCTTGAATGAGCTTTTGTTCAATCGCATGCGCAGTCTCAATATGCATAACCATATTAGATCCTGTTATAGGATTTTTAATTTTAACCTTTTTACGAGGACATTTAATTATATGTATAGTAACTCGATCAATAGATTTGTCCTTCATTGATTTAACTATTTTTTTATTAGTAGGCCCAATAGCTTTACCATACTTTTCATATTGTTTCATACGATCATATAGCCCAGATGCTCCAGCAGCTTTACCAATTTTATGTAATTGTTTACCGTGAAATAAAATATAAACTACATCTCCTATAGAGATTAATTTTTGTCTATTAATTTTTCCGCTAGTATTTTTGATATGTGTGTCAAACATGAGTTTATTTTTTCTAGGACTTAAAGTAAGAGTACCTAGTTCTTCAGTCTTTGATATTAAATTAACAGCATATTTACTCATTTTATAGACCTAGACGAATCTGCTTTATCTTTGTCTTCACGGATCTCCACAAAGATTGGGAGGAATAAACTCTCATCTTCGTGTTTGCTCCTAATACGAGCGTTGTACTTGACAGCCACCACCTTACCGACCGAATTTTGCTTTGTAATTTGTTTGCGATCTTCATCGTTAAATCCACTCCCTACTTTAACTTTAATAATCCCATCCTCTGATTCACAGACGAGGGCACCTAACATACCTTCATACTTACCAGTGCCGTCTTCAACGTCGACGATCTTTAAATCACATTCTAATTCACCTTTAAACTTAATCAGTGCCTTAGATCTTTTATTTTCCCAAGGAGCGTTCATATCTTTGAGTATGATGCCTTCCTCACCTTGGTCGTAGTACTCTTTAAACTTAGCTTGAGCTTCTTCAATGTTATCAACGATAAAGTTAGGCACGATGCTAATCTTATCTGCTTCTTTAAGTCGTGCAAATCTTTCTTTGTATGATGTAGGACAATAACTATCAACAAAATACATATATGGAATAATGTCCCATATTGTAGCATGAACCATTCTTGCTTCTTTGTCTGTTATACTACCTTTGCCTGCTTTATTTAGGATGCCATTACCAGTTTGTCTATTAAGTGTACCGCTCTCGTCTTTAACTAATAATTCACCATCAAATACGGTGTCTATGCCATTAGCGAGCTCTACAAATTCTTTTTCAAGGTAACCTAATAAGTCGATCGTCTTACCGTTGCGAGACTTGAATTCACATTGACCATCACGTACGACTGCATTGAATCTCATACCATCCATCTTTAACTGGACCATTGCCGGCCATTGGATCTTATCTACAAGCTTCTGTTCATATTGTGATGCTAACATACATGGATAGTCTACGACCAAACCAAGCCATACATCATTGGCTGTCGCAGTAGATACACCACATTTCAGGTCCTTTGCTATGATGCGTTCAAGCACCTTAGCATTTTTCGGAGAGAGTGAAGTAAGGACCTGAGTGAGGTGTTCTATACCAGCATGACCAGTTACGGCCCTACTGGATAACTCAAACAGTTGATCCATTGCTTGCATGAGGCAACCACTCCCACTTGCCTCATACTTTGGAATTTTTCTAATATAAAACTGTGTAAACGGATCCAATGCCAGTCGAACCACTTCGCGTAGCACTTTATTGTGCTCGTGTTCTTGAGCTTTGCTATCTTATAGTTCCTCGAAGGGTTAGCTGCAAGATCTTCTAAAATATCAAATACTTCCATTAAATCCAATCCTCAGGATTAAGTTGTAAGTTTTCACTGATTCGCTTCATCAGTAAGAAGGCTATGTCAGCTTGAATGTCATAGTCACCGATATCTTCATCATTGAATAACTCTATTAGCCTTTCGTTGACCATATCTATGACGTCATCAGTAAAGTTGCCTGAGTGATCGTCGACGAAGTTTTGAACGAGACTTGTTCGGGTTTTATGTTCAAATAAATCTAGTTGCTGTGCCATATTATC